ATATCCAGGTCAGGTTCCGCTATCAGACTCTTATCAAGCAGGTCGTCATGTTGACCTGTACATACAATGTACTTATCCTTGGTTTTGTCCATAACCGGCCAAAGCTTGATTAGTTCTGGCCTGGTACCATAGACAAAGAGATTCTTAGTTTCATGCATTTTTATCCCCCTTTGGAAAGGCCTTTAAGAGAAAGGCATTGATTGATTCTACATACCTAAGCAAGGTACCTAGTTCCAAACTGATATCCTTAGTATCGAGCAAGATATTGATATCTTTAGGCAGGCATTTACCGCCGCCTCCTCGACCACCTTTATCTATCACGTTCATATACTTACCGCTATTGAACTTGTTGTTTTTGAACGGAGCGATTACCTGTTCATAATCGATATCCCGTTCTTGGCAAAGGTCATATATCTGGTTAAAGAATACAAGCTTGAGTAGCGGGTAACTGTTTGATAACAGCTTAAACAGTTCTGCCGCCTTTGGTTCTACAAAGTGCCGGGGAGCATCGAGACCAATAAATAGTTCATTGGCAAGCGCTGAGTAATCAGGGTCTACCGAACCATAAATAAGATGGTCAGGGTTCATCATATCATCATAAGCATGAGCTTCCCTTAGGAACTCTGGCATGTAAACTACCTTAACGCCTGGTAGCATACTCTGTATATACTCGGTTTCTCCAACACGAATTGTAGTCTTAATGATTAGGAGCTTACCAACCATTCGTTCAATAAGAGAGCCATCACTGAGCTGTCCATTCAGGTCATTGAGACAATAGAAAAGAACATCAGTATATTCCATCGTTTCGGAATCTGGTTCAACAATAAGCCCCTTGTAAGGGTCATGGATAGCAATATCACTAAAACCAAGCTCTTGTAGACACTGATAAAGAGTACCACCAACATATCCTAGCCCTTGAATTACAATATTCATTTTAACCAGCCTCCATTACCATTAGCTTTCTAACAAAGTTAGGAACATCCTCTGTTAGGTCGCCCCGTCTTGCTATATCTGCACAATCGCCCTGATTTAATACCCAATTTGTTTCATGGATTATCTGTACCCAATTACGCTTTTCAAACATATTGAGTTTAAAGTATTTCCACATATGCCCGTGGTTGTGGCAAAATACACTGGTTACTTGGTTCATTGGACTGACCAGGGTTATGAACGGGGATGTTACGTTGGCCCGGTGCCTGGTGTCAGTATAGAAAGTACCATTCCGTAAGTCCAAGCGATAACCCTTGAACTCATAAATCACTGGTTTATCCTCTGGAGTTTCAACTATCCCTTGCATATCCTCGATATAGGTTGGCATAAGCATATCATCGTTATCCAAGCGAGTTATCAAAACCTTATCATCGTCCTTAGTAAGCTGTTTCTTGATATAGTCAAAGTATTCAACGCCCATTACTCCCTTATTTACCTCATGGAAGGAGTGTTCTACATCGCCCTCTATTGGTATAGTAAGTGGTGGCTTGCCCAAAATTAACCACTCGAAATCTTTGCTCGTTTGGGCCTCGATAGATGGCCGGGTAAACTTATCAAACAACCATAGCCGTTGTTCCATGTGTTTGTAACTATCAGGGTAGTTAAACCGTGTTAGTAAGTAATGTTTCATCCTATCCACTTTCCAGCGCCAAATACTTCTCCGATGTATGGTTTTCCTTTCATCATCAACTTGGTATTAACATCGGTACAACCGCTAAGAAGTTCTTTCATAGCCGATTCTGTGAATCGCCAATAGTCGTCGGGGTGACCGTGTAGTATAAAGCCTATGGTTGGTACACAAATAAGAATAACCCCGCCAGGTTTGATAACTCGGTGTATTTCTTCCATAGTTATCCAGAAAGCGTTATCATGCTCAAAGGTATCAACGCTAATTACAGCATCAAAGGTATCGTCTGGAAAGGGCATATCATGTGAGTTAGCAACCACATCAACATTAGGGCCATCCCTCATATCAAGCCTAACGTGGTCACAACCTGCTAACTCCTCGTTCAAGTTACCGTTCACATCATATGAACCTATTTCAAGTACCTTTCCTTTAATGTCCAACCGTTTTCTTTGGTCTACAACATACGCTTTAACTATTCTTTGCATGGTTCCTCCATTAACTTTTTGACAAAGGGATGAATAGGTCTAACTTCCTTACTCCATTTACGTGTTTGAAATGTCTTCTGTAGCCAGTTGTTTTCGTGAACAACCTGTACCCAATTTGGTTTTTCAACGTATGTAACAGGAAAGAACCTTGCCATTAGTGCATGATTGCGCCTATAAATAGTTTCTCTAATTCTATTTTGAACTAAGGTTATCATTGGCGAAGTGAAACCTTTATGGTAGAGAATATCTTGGTAAAACCTGTTTTGCCAACGTGGGCCGTATGTCAGACTAATATCTAAACGGTAGCCTCTAAAGTCAACGATTCCATGCACCTTACCTATCCTCTGTACATCTTCAACAAAAGTAGGCAGAAGAATATCATCGTTATCAAAACGAGTCATTAAGGTAAGATTCTCTTTTTCAGCAACCTCTCTGATGTAGTCCATATAAGATTCATTTAAGTGACCGGCACGTAATTGGTCGTCTGGTTGGTCACCAAACCACCTTGCCCCCGGTATATCAAAAAGCTTTTCTCCAAGAAATAACCACTCGAAGTTTTGGTTGGTTTGCGCTTCAATGGATGGCAACGTAAATTGCTTAAATATCGCTATCCGCTCTTCTAGGTGTTCGTAATTCTCTTGGTAACCAAACCGTGTTACAATAAAATGTTTCATGGTAGTAAAATCACCCCAAAAGAAAAACTGTTATGTAACTTTCTAACTTCAAACGCTTGTCCGTATTGTCGTTCAACGATTTCATTCCAAGCCTTAGTCATGTTAGTATTTTCTCCTAGCTTACCGTATATAGCGACACTATGATGTTTTCGAGTAATTTTTTCATCCATGTGAATATCGTCTAGTAAAATGATACCTTCCTTATTCATTTTAGGTATCCAAGCTGTAATATCAGCCATAAGCGAAGTATAGATGTGGTTGGCATCAATAAATAGAATATCAACCGTTCCATCCTTTACCTGTTTAGCGTATTCCGTTGAATCACAAACTACTGGTTGGATACCTTTCTTAACCAAAAGAGCCTTGTTTATACAATGAGTAATATCAACAGTAATTACCTCAGCAGTAGGACAACCATAGTTGAGGTGCAAAGCACCAACACCTGCCTTAGTACCAAGTTCAACCATTAGTTTCGGGTTTGTATGTTTCGCTAAGATAGCAAGAGCATGATAGTAATGCCAGGTAGCTCTAGGAACTCTACCTTTTAACCACTGTGGGCGGTCGTCTGTTTTTAGTCCTGTTTCTATAATCTCTAAGAACTTATCTTTGTCCATTGCTCTCCTTAAGACAGCATACTCTCTATATTCTAGCGCATGGTAACCTTTATGGCAAGCAAAAACGAGGGGCCGTTTACCAGCCCCCCGTTTGGTTTAGACTTAACTAGCCGCATCAGCGGTCTTGATATCAATGAACGCTGCCGGTCGCCATACAATCAACGCCAATCGTTTCTCTGCTCGAATACGCTTGTAGTTGGTTATGAAGTCGTCATTAGCGTAACCGACCTCAATGTTGGTACCTTCACGGTCAAAGATAGCAGCGCCCATACGGAACGCTCCAACGAGAGCATGACGTTCGCCATCTTCGTTAGGATTAGCAAGAGCTACGGTCTCAACAACCGGGAGTCGCCAAACGCGCATACCGCCGCCCTCTGGAACAGTAATCCACAGATAGCGTTTATCGGTACCTTTAAGCAACTCGATATCCTCAAAGTCAAGAGGATGCAAAGCTACACCAGATGCTTCGTAGAACTGCAACGCTACGTTAGTTCTAGCCCTACGAATCTTGTCAAGCAAGGTATCGTTGGTGTCGTCACCACGTACTGCATGAATCGCAGTAGCGTAATCCTGAATACCAACGGTATTAAGAATACCAGTTAGGTCATTACTCGCTCCAGTACCCCAAAGCAATTGGTCTTCCTCTTCCTTGTCAAGCCCGTAGGCAAGACGAGTATCGATAACCGATTGCAATTGTGGAGCATCAGCAAGCATCTTGTTAGAGATACGTACATAGTGAGCGATTTGTTTGACCAGACCAGTTTTCTCTTCGTACCGAATGTCAGATTTCGGCTTGGTAGCCTCACCAACAAAAATCTCCGGTACGCCAGCTGCTTGGCTATCAAAGGTTTCCTCAAGATACTCAATCGTATCACTACCGGTACGCCCTACAGACAAGAGACCCCGAATCCGTAGCGGCCTATCCTCGTCCCGCACAACTTCGCCTACACGGTCATTCTGGATAAGCGCACCAGCGATTGAAGTAGTAACATCATTCGCTTTGATTTCGGCCCAAACAGACTTAGTAACAGGTACCAAGCCTCTGGAATCAACTTCCATAGCAGCCATCGGTGAGGAGCCTTGAAAACCAACCGATTTACCCTCAAGGTAAACCTTGGCAATAGTAAACGCTTTGCCCATAGTCATGTAACCAATAACCGGGTCTTCCTTGGTTTCAGTTTCACCACTAGCCGGGTTTGTCTCACTACCTTCCTCGCCTTCATGGGGGAGAGTGAGGTTTGGTTTTGGTTCTACCTTTTGCGGTTCAATGCCAAGCAGTCTCGTCAACCGCTTAACTTCAATCTGCATACCCTCAGCTTCTACACAAAGCTTATCTACTTCATCAGCCTTACCTTCGGGCATTGCCTTACCCTCAAACTCGTCCATGAGGGTCTTTGCCTCAACCGAGGCCTTGGTAATGTCCTTGTTCAGCTTTTCAATTTTCTCTTTGTAATTAACAGGTGCCATTTTCTTTTTTACACTCCTTTCTATTAAAGTTTCTAAGTTCTTACTACAGCCGGGTAATCCTCAGCTTAGTAAGCCTACGTTTTAGAACTTCAACGTCCTCTACAGAGCGGGTTCCATCAGCATCAGGCGGGTCAACCTTCGGAGGGTCTTCTTTCTCCTTGTTGAGTGCCTGCTTACCCTCAAGAAGTGCAATAAGCGGTTCGTTGGCTCGTATTGTAGCAAACTCTCGGTCTTCTGTCAACTTAGCGGTATCTAACCCTAGTACATGTGACAGAATACCTTTGTAATCGTCTAGCGCCTTTTGAAGCAACGGCGCTTTATCTTCAATGGAATCATCGGAGATAATATCTCTCAAAGTGCTATTAAAAGCCTGGTTAGATTTCCATAGAACATCCGCGAGGGTTCATTCCCCAAATAACAGCGCTAACTTCCATTAGCTTCACCTCCTCAAGGATTCTAATAACCTCGTCACCGTCTTTCTCGAAATGTTGTTTAACGGGTAGGTAACCGACAGATAGGGCATCAACTACGCCCTCTTGAATCTTAGTAAGTAAATCATTGCCGTCTGGAGTATTGCTTACATAGATACGTACAACTAACTCGGTGTCTGTTTCGTAAGCAGCTATAACCTTACCCATAATAAACTTGGTACTAGGAACGCCGGGATATCTGTAAGGGTGAGCATCGAGAAACTTTATCTTTCCAGCTTTTACCTTTGTATCAATAGAGCGCTGAAAAGCGCCCTTTGGAAACTTATCCTTACCATTGTCTACGTTTCCAATACCAGCAGCAACAGCGTCAAAAGTACGCTGTTCAAAATCGGAACTTTTTATTTCCAGTTTAGTTTCTATGTATTCATACATTTTTAGTCCACCACAAATGCAATTTTAGCATACCAAGCTACCCCTTGTCTAGTTCCTTTTCTTCAAAGCGTATGCCTTTGTCACCTTCAAAGGGTTCAGTGTGGTCAAAATACTCAAAGTAGATTGCATCAGGTATCCCGTTTGGAAACGCCTTACACAGTCTCCTAGCGGTTTTATGTTTACACTTTATACAGTCTGGAGGGTAGGGTATCATGGTAGTAAGCCACCTTTCTTTAATAGTTCCATCATTGCCTGAACTTGGAGGTCACCAGGAGAAAGACCGCTTTCATATAAGGCAAATACCTCAGCGAACTCTTGACTAGAATCTAGTTCCGCTACGCCACTAATGAAGTCACCTCTTGGATAAGGTAGAGCAGTATTAACTCCCTTGACACGGGATAGATAATCGTCTACT